ATAGACTTAATGGCACTGGCAACGTCAAGGATGTTCCGGTCCATTGCCGCCGCCGCCTCTGCAACTTGCATAACCGCCTTTGAACCACGAACGCCAACTGCCTCTAAAGCGATACGAGTCTGGATTATTTGCTCAGGAGTAAAGGGAGTTTTGACACTGAATTCTATTGACTCCTTGAAAGCCCTATCTGCTTCTTGCTTTATGCGAATCACCGTCCGTAATTGCTGGGTGAATGTCTCGTATTTAGACGCCGCTCCAAGAGAAGCAGCCGCTAAACCGATCATGGCCGTCTTTGCCGCTACCGTAATCGTCACCATTGCCTTCAAGGGAGCAAGCGCAAGAGAAGCCGCTCCCTTGACCGTGTTGAACGTCTTTGTGGCAGTAGAACTGATACCTTTAAGACCTCGCTCGACCTGATTCGCGGTCCTAAGCAGATTCGCTGCGTCGATTGCCATTCTTAGGGTTGCCATTATTTGCCCCTACAATCCTCAGATACTCTTGATCTAATTCTGTAATGAGTTCCAAAACATTTGTGTCATCTTCGTAACCATAAGCCCCCATAACTCTTATTTTGTCACTTGAACTCAGAGGATTAAGTCCAAATCCACTTTGCCTGCCCTTACATAAAGTTCCGAACAATCGCCAAATCGATTGAAGGTAGGGGGATAAAAGAGGCTCGTTTTCAATCGCCGGAACCTCTTTTCCTTTAGCTGCAATACTTTCGAGCTTTTCAACATGTTTCCCCCATGTCAGAGCCCACTTTAGGGCGTCGGTAAGTTTTTTACCTGTTCCTCTTTAGCCTCTTGACGGTACGCCTCTTCTTCGCGGGCTTTCTCTACTACAAATAAGTAGAGGTCCGCGCATTCGGTATCTGAAATGATCTCAAACGCTTTTTCAGGCGAATACTTGATAGGCTTACCGTCGTCGCCATCCAAATTCGACCAGCCAACAAGGACGTGGGCTGCAATAGCCTTCTTAAAAGCTATATCAGCATTCTCCTTATCAACTATGCGGCCACGTCGCATACATGGCTCCATGAGAGCGCTGTAGCACTTATCGAATTCGGGATTATTCAACGATGCAATGCGAAGAGTGATTCCAAAGTAATTACACTCCACGCCTTTTGTTGACTTTTTCAAGTCACTTTTAATACTATTCAACTTTGCCATAAAAACTTCCTTCCCTGGTTGTGATTGATAAATTCATCGCTTAGGCGTCAAACCGTGCAATCCTCATAGTCACTTCTTCTGTGGGGTGCATGTAAGACTCGAACGAAGCGTTAACCATGACGTCTTGATTGTTGCCCGGATTCTGTGACGGAGATTGCGTGTACTTCACTCGCGGCATATCGAAGATATAGGCATTGCCGTCATCGTCCTCGAATACGAGTGCCAGCGAAGAGGTATCGAAATCAAGGTTCTTATCGATGATTGATGTATCGTTGAAATACAGTTCCATCGAGCCGGTAACATCCAGTGATCCGGAACCAATCGAAAGAACATTCCCGCCGCCGCCTACATACAAACGGTCATAGAGGTTGTTCTTGACCTCGAAATTCAGGCCCAGAACATCGCTGAGGATCGTCGATTGATTCTCAAGGACGGCTTTGATGTTATTTACGCCCGTAAAGACCTTGTTCGTAGACGCCGCCGTATAGCTTGTGCCAACAGTATCAGTGGGCGTAGTCTTGGAGCTACCGAGGAAATTGAAAGCACCACTAACCTCACCTGCTGCTGGTATGCTCAAGTTGAATCCTTCAACGCACATTCCGGTATAGAGCAGGTATTTGGTGATGTCGGTGTACTTGCACTCGATATTGTAGCTCGGACAGGTGACGCCGTTATAGATATTGGCCCCCATCTTGACCGTAACTGAATCGTCAGCATCCTCAGTCACAAGGGTTCCGCCGGAAACAACGATCTTGCCAGCGACTACAGAGACAATTTTGAAATAGCCATTATTGGCCGCTGTAGTAAAACCTCTGACCTCAATCCAGCGATTGATAAGGAAGCCAGCAGAATAGAGGCCACTTGCTGAATCGTTAAAGCTGTTATCAACCGATGAAGCGCTGATCGTGGTCTTGTCAGAGTAACTGACCAGCGTTGTCCAGGCAGAATCAGACTGAATTCCCGCCAAGAAGAAAGCATCCCATGCACTATACCTTAGCGCGTGATTGATTGCCCCACTCGTCGTGAACCGTGTCCGGATAACATCCGACGTCTGTCGGTCACTCCGGATCGTCGGGTCACGCATGGTATCCGATGCCGAGTCCAGTGATTCCGTTGCGAACGGAAGTAATTGTAGGGCTGAACCGGAAACAACATCGCCGAACGTAGTCTCTACCACATATCCAATTTGCTGCCTACTTGCGTCTGCCATCTGAAAAGCTCCTTTCAATGAACCAAAAGAAAAAGGGACGCATCAGTTTCCTGACGCGCCCCTGTAACAGGCTGCGATGGTTACAGCATCTCAGCGGGTAGCAAATCCGCCTATGCCTTAGTTTTTCTTCTGGTAGATTTCTATTTAGCCATGATCGTCTACTCGATATTCAAAAGTAACATTCATCTGCCATTCATTATCTACGCGACCTATGTTGTTCACGTTATAATCACCAAACACCACGCCCGAAACCGATTCACCCCTAAAGGCTGCTATGACCGAATCTGCAATTTCCCACAAATCCTTATCACCCTTATCCACCGGCCCGAACAACTGAGCGATACAAACACCAACTGTCCTATATGGCCTACTGTTAGGCCCTGTACACCCTATCTGTGCCGATTGGCCTGGCTTTACTGTAAATCTGCACCACTTGACATTCTCGCTCTTTGAGAACGGGGCATTGTCGTACTGAGTAGGCAAAGACAGATCGCCAGCTACTTCGGTTCTGAATCTTGTCCGAATCGTATTGGCTACTGCTTCAAAACTCATGCCGCCCTCAATTTGAACATTTGCTTCAATTCGGCTACCGTCAACGCCAACATGCCTTGCGGAGCTTGTTGACTGCCGCCATCTTCAAGAATTTCGATATAGTCAAGGTTGTTTGAAATCCAGACCGTCGAATAAGGCGGCAAAGCTACTAACACACTTATCCCAGCCGATATTGCCTCAGCGTCGCTGGGCCAATTCTCTTGAATAGAACCTTCAACTGCCGAGCCGATTCCAACCTGCCAATTACCCCTTGCGCGGCCGGTATCTACCGGCGTCTTTTCCATGAGCCGCTTCAGGGCTTCAAGCACAATCTTCTTCTGCATCTTGACCAGTTCATTCGGCATAACCTTCTTGCCGAAATCGGTCACTTCTTTATTGAATTGTGCAAGGTTGCTATCCATTATCGTCGCCTCAGTTGCAGCATATACAAAGCAACATCCTCACCACTGTAATATCGCTGCACGCTTACTACGGTCCATGTCATGCTATCAAACGTAATTAAAACACCGGGGGCAGGGGTGAATAACAATCCATCACCTTCGATACCAGTGAGCATATCACCTGCCCGGACAATATCTCCGTCAATGTACTTTTGCTCATATTCAAACGGTGGAATGGACTTTAACGAGTATGTCGAGGTTGTTCCTGTCGCTGTTTCACCCGTCGCCGGATCGTAATCATTGCCGGAAACGATTGTATAGACAATGCTCTTACCTACTTCCGCAAGGACGGCTGCTATTTCAGCAGCGGCCTCTTCATCAATCCACGTTGGCGTCGTAGACGGAGTAGGGGCAACAGGTAAATCACGCAATTCAAGCGCCCCACCTGTCACTAATCCAATAATGTCATTGCCGGTTATACTCATAATATCGAAACCGTCTTATATGGCGTTGTCGCCGCTGGCGTTACTTCCATAATCACTGTTTCTTCGTCGTCCGGGTCCAAAACTTCATATACGCCCGTCTCTCCGGACTTTAATTGCCATTTCCCAACCGCCCATGCAGCGAGAAGCTTGCATAGTTTTTCATAGGTCCACGTTCCTCCTGCCGTGAATCCGGTATCGGCCATGAGCGCCGCCACGATCGCGCTTGCCGTAGGAGCGTCAACAACAGCAGCAAAGCCAAAAGAGATACCGCCTTGACTGCTATCGATTGTCGCCTCGATGTAAATCGTATATGTCTTGTTCTCCTCAAATCCATTTGCAGCAGTGCAGGCTATCTGTTCAGTGTAAAATCCTGTCGTATTAGCGTCGTCCAATTTAGCCATTGAGCCGGTCTGAATTGGGGTTGCTGTTTCGTCCTCGTATATTCGATAAGTAGGCACACTGTCTGCGTCAGTCAAAACCCCGGTATCGGGATCGTGAGTGCAAACTGAAAAAACCAGATTCGAGCCTATCGGTACTTTACTTGGGCATCCCATCAGGCTACCTCCTGTAAGAATTCATAGAACCGGCCCTCTGTTTTCCCCCAGCCGGGAACGGTATCGGATTCAGTCCACTCTCTTCGAGAATGAGTACTATATTGCTCCTTCTTCCACCTGTTTGGAGTGAAGTTGTTTTCGTGGCGAATGTCTATGCAGGGTACTTCGCTATTAAAATAATTTATCCCTATTCTTGGCACACCATCGATTCGATGCGTACTTGGAGCATAACCGTGCTTTGCTCTACTGTAATTACCCGCTTCAATGACTTTCATTAACGCATCAAAATGTTTAAGGTAACTCGCTTTGTAGGCTACGCATAATGATGTGCAGCAAGTCTTTCTATAAAGTGCGTGCCCAGTTCTATAGCAAACCTGCCAGCGATTCTGATTGTAGTAGAACCTTTCATCATCTGGCATAAAATCAAAATGACTTGGATGATAAAGGACATCATGCTCACATAGAAAGACTATGTCGGCTTTGATATTTTGGAGACCAGTATAAATCTGACGGAATATGCTCGTTGCGCCTCTGGGCAAATCGACTGTAATGTTGTAACCGAAGTTTATGGGGATATGACTGACAGAAACGATGGGCATACCTGTACACCGCTGGATCTGTTTTCTGCAATAATACATGATCCGTTCGGAGCAGCTATTATCAGTATAGTATACGATTCCTGCGTTCATTTCATTAGATGAAGAATTTCATCCCATCCAGGTAATGGTGCAAATTTTTTAATCATCAAAGACAACGGATGAACTGCTTTATCCCAAAGGTTGTTAGTCCATATATTTTGAGAGTACTTTCTCGCTTTTTGGATAGCCTTGCCGCTCAAATGGTAAGGGAACCCAAGCTTTTTAGTGGTCCGGAAAAGATGAGCAAACCACGTATTCCTGTTGACCACCTGACGGCCACCCGAAAGCCATGATTTACAGGCAAGCTCTACGCCCATCTGTCCCCAGCTTCCATGATTCTCATCCATACCACCTATTTCCCAATATCTCTCGCGGTGCATCATCCAGCAAGCGCCTATACACACCATTTGATCGGTGATTTTATCCTTAGCCCAATCTCTATGCTTGTGGTGATATT